TATATTTCGCTAAGAACCATAAACGATACCGCTCTTTAGGTTGTAAGCCTTGCACTTCTCCCATTGAGTCAGATGCTAAGAACATTGATGAGATAATCAAGGAGATAGAGGAAAGTCATACACGTGAGCGATATGGTAGAGTGCAGGACAAAGAGAATTTGATGGAACGTTTACGTGTTCTTGGCTATATGTAAAAATGTTAGATAAAGAAGAAATAAAGCGATTAACCAAGAAGAGTATGGAGGGTGCTTACCTTCCTGTCCCTTCGCATGGAGGTTTAAAGACCGCTCGCTTCAGGTTAGAGGACGTTCAGAGGTGCTTTAGACAGCCTGCCCTCCTTCGGGACTTCATTTATTTAGTTGGTGGAGTAGCAGTGCATGGCAAGGGGAATGACGTGGACTTAGTGATACGAGGTGAAGACCTCTCCGAGCCTCAACGAGAAGCATTATTATTTCGTTTGTATCGAGCCTTTGCGGATTACTTCAAGATTCCCTATGATGAGACACCCAAGTATTTGCACATAACATTCAATAATTACGGTCCCTATACGAATCACATGCTCTTATACCATCTGGCGATAGTCCCTAATGAAGAGAAGCGAATCCATGAGATGGAACTCCTGAAGTCAGCAACAAATGGTGAGTGGATAGTTTACGGTTATGGTTCTATTGATGCAGTTGATCTCGAAGGTGATGAAATCACAATTGAGGCTCTCAAGGGCATGTGGGAAGAAATGCAGAAGACTCCCAAGAAATACTGGAACGTAATGAATGAGCATGGTGGTGTTCAGGTTGGTGAGATCCTCCCCGAGTGGAATGGACTAAAGACGCATGTGGATGATAGGGGCTTCTTTGTGATAGTGAAACTCAGAAAGGATATAGAAGCAGCTCGAAGAGTATGGGAGGCAATTCATTCCGATGATGAAGATGAACGTATCAAGAGCTTCTCGATTCACATAGAGTATCCAGGCGGAGTAGAGGAATGCACAGAAAAAGTCTGTGATAAGAATAGGTGCTGGCGTAAAATAACCAAAGCGAGATTCCTTGAGTTGAGCTTCACGAGGAATCCAGCTAATCCCTTATGTATATTCAAACCTGCGAACTAATTATACGATAAGCCTTTAGGAAGAGAGATGGACGAGATTCGAGAGCTATACATTGGTGATAAACCTTATGATAATTATTTGAGAGCTCTGGGCGATTCCCAGAGTGTGAGTATTCTTGCAAGAGGCAAAAACGTCAAGAAGGCAGTAGATGTAGCATTGATGGCACAGAGGCTAAGTCAGTTTACCATTAATGCTGTTACGATATACGATGAGAAGATGACAAGCGATGATGGCGAACGTGAATATTACGTCAGTGCAATAAGAATAGACTTGGTTCGTTAATTATATAAAATAAAGGAAAGGAAGAGTAAAATGGCAACACAAGAAGAGGAATTTGAGGAATTCTTTAAAGAGTTAGAAGATACAGCAGAGGATACTGAGGAACAGAAGTCGGAAGAGGATGAGACAAAAGCTCTCACCAAAGCAGATGTCATTAAGATAGTGAGGGACGAACTCAAGACGTTCTGGCAGGGTGTGCTATCGGGTAAATACCCATTACCGAAGGCAGCGAAGTATCCGTATGCAAAGTATCCCTACGCGGTTTATCCGTATGCAGTGTATCCCTATGCCAAATATCCAATGCCAGGGAACAAGAAGAACACAGATGACGTTCCCGTAATGCCATTCTTCATTATGCCACAGGTGGACACGACTCAAGCGACTTCTCAAACTGACAGCACGAAGTCCAATGACAAGGATAAGGTGATTGAGGAACAGAAGTCCCAGATAGAGGAACTGAAGAAGACCGTTGATGAGCTCCAAAAGAAGCTTGAGGACTTGAGTGCACAGCCTGCTCCAGAAGAGAATAAGCAGGAGGGTGCTTCAGTTAATTCACCGCAATACGTTTCCGACGTTGTAATAGAGGGCGATACAATATCTCGACCCTAAAATACCTCTATGACATAACTTAAATTTTTCACCATTTGCACATATTTGAGGCTGAGTGCAATTTTACCCTTGAGCATGATAAATTATACCTACCTGATACCAAATTCTCTCTAAACTCAAATATGTGCATGTGGTAAAGATTTCTACGTTAAACCTTGATAATGAGGTAGAAAATGACGGAAGTAGAAGATGTAGTTGCTGGTGCACCAGTCATTGTGACCTTCTTGGCTGGTGCGGATATTGAGGCTGGTCAGGTAGTAGGCTATGATGTGAGTGCTTCTCCTGCCGATATGACTGTTTCTCCTACGTATCAGGATGGCTATGATACCATTCCCGTCGGGGTAGCGGTGGATTCAGTGGAGCAGGATGACCCCGTGCCTGTTGCTATTCCTCCCTCGATAGTGAGGGTAAGGTCGGTAAGTGCGGTTAATGCTGGTCAGCTGGTGCAACTCAATGAGAGCAATGCGGGTCAGGTTGAACCATACAACTCCAGCGATAACACTTGGGCAGTCGGTCAGGCTCTTGAAGACATAGGTGCAGGTTCGACTGGTAGAGTGAGGTTACTCCTCACGAAATAAATACCTCTATCTTAAATTAATAGGTAAGGAGAAATGGGTGATTTTGCGAATTTACTACGGGTTGTAAAGGCTGGTGATAATGCGAATGAAAGGACTTACTGGATGAAGAGACTCTCTAAGGGCACACACGAGTTAATGCAGGCTTACAATATAAGCGCTGAACACCTCGTTCGAGAGGAATTGTATAAGGAAATACTCAGAGGCGCAGAGGAAGTCCTATGTATGCGAGAAGTCCTTCCGATTTACAGAATGAAGAAGAACGAGCTGAGGTTTGTCCTCACAGACGCTCCCACAGGTATGCTTCCACTTGTAGCACCAGGTTCGTCTCTCCCCGAGGGTCCAGATGTTCACTTTAAGTCAGACGTCACATTCGTAGCACAGAAATACGGTGAGAAGGTTGGCATACCAGAGGAACTCATAGAAGAGGAAGAGTTCGATATCATAGAGCTGTTAGTTCACAATGAAGGTCGTCGAGCAGAGAACAGGCTGAATGACGTAGCAATGAAGGCGCTATTAGATGCGAAGAGTAGCGTTGAAAGTACAGACAACGTATGTATCATTGACCGAATAGTCGAGATGATAAAGACAATGCGAGGAAACAAGTTTGAACCAGACACCATCATAATGACACCGGATGCAGAAGCTGAGATACTCAAATACATGGTAGGTGAATCGAAGGCAGCTAATACAACTGGCACAACGGGCTATCAGAAGACAGGTGTTCCTGAAGTGTTCAGGACTAAAGACATAGGCAGACCAATAGTAGGTCTGAAACCCTATGTGTTATCAAAGAGTGTAACTGGTGATACCCTAACTTGGGGTGGAGCTGACACCAATGCTCACATCTGTATCCTCGATAGCAGAATGGCTGGTGGAATAGGTATGCGAAGTGACATAGCAGTTGAGCGATACGAAGACCCTCTTAATGACCTCAGAAACCTGAAGATAACTATGAGAGTGTGTGCCAAGACATTCTTTGCGGACGCTATCGAGTTCGGTGATATAGCAAGTCTGCTATAAACGTGCTTTTATACTTCTATTCTTCTATTCATTGGAGCAGACAGCATGATAGGACTGACTTTACTTATAATCGGAGTAATAGGGGTTTGGGCTGCTGTCCTTATGGAGCTTAAGACTAATGCCGAACTATGGGAAATCCTTATGAAGATATTCCCAACGGTGTTCGGAGTGGGTGCATTCCTCTGCGGTATGGGGTATTGAAATGTGGAGTAAGAAACACTGGCACAAGGATTATTTTGAAATCATTAATAAAGGCTCGATAGATAAGGATGCCGTCTCCGACTGGGAATATAAGTGGGCAGGACTGTCCTTCCCTGATGGCTATCACCCACGAAGAATTCTCGTAGGAGGAAGATTAGATTACCCAATATGATATCGCCAAGTATCCGATTTAATACGTCAAATCTCACCATACTGAAACGGTATGATAAATTAGCATCACGTTTATACATTGCTAAGGAGGACTCTCTCACTTTGATGCTACACACCCTAAGGAGGAATTGTCCTGTTGGATGGAGACCAGCAAGAGAAGCTCATCCCGGTGAGCCTCGTATGAAGAATGCTGTGTTCTTCAAGAGGGAGGACCGTCCTAACGTGTATGGTGGTGTAGTTTACATTGATACTAAGATTTGTCCTCACGCTTATTATTACACCTACGGAAGAGCAGGCGGAAGAATGATATTCCCTGTGAGAAAGAAGGCTCTTACGATAGTGAAACGGGGTATGACAAAAGAAACAGCTCCACTTCGTAAGTGGGCTCGACTCGGTCCGATGAGAGCTCACACAGAATATCTCGAAAAGACGGTTCGAGAAGTAGAACCAAAGATAAGAGCATACTTTAAGGATGCGGTTAGAGTGTGGATAGGTGGTGTGTAATGTATGGAGAATTAGCGAATGTAAAACGTCTCTTGGAGATACCGCAGAGTGAGACAACCTATGATACCACCATAGAGTATCTTCTCGATATCGCTAATGTCTGGCTTGCTACTCGTGAGAGTGTCCCTCTGGATGATGACATTAAGAATGCAGCTTGTGAATTCTTTGCAGCTTACCTTTATAGAGCTCGTGCAGAGATGCTCTCTCCCTCTGGTGAGATATCAGGGATAGCATCGGAATACAAAAAGACTGCCTTTGCTCTCCTTGAGGATGGGATAAAACAAGAAACTAAAGATAGAGATTTCGCATTTAAGAAGGTGAATAGGTAATGTATATAGACAGAGGTAAAGAATATCTTGATACGATAGTAAGCGTCATAGAACAGGAACTGCACGATAACAACAAGAACATTCCTGTATTTGCACAGCACTATCTTAGAGCTTCTGATGTCGGGAAAGTCCCTTACGTTTCGGTGGTGCTGGACAGGCTTGAGCGAGACCTAACAACGATTGGCAAGTCCCTTCGTATGGTTCGTATTTATTACGCTATAACCTTAGTTGAGAAATACCAAGAGGAGAAGCTCTTCACTGATTTACCTATAATAGAAAGCGCCTTGGAGAAAGTAGAAGAGCAACTTCCCTATACAACCGAAAGTGCAAGCATAATTGGAGAGGACATTGCTTATGAGGAAGTGGGGAACATTGTCCTTCAAGCTACTCAAATCACATTTCTTGTCGAAGCTTCAATATAATTTTAGTTAAAAGGTTAGAGGAGAGGAGAAATGGCAACACCAATTAAGGGTTGGAAAGGAGAAGTTCGTATAATAGGCGCTGATGATAACAATTCATGGTTTGATGCTGCTCCTGACCCGAAAGCAATCCGAAGTCCGATTTCAACTTCTGTTCCGATGGATAAGATATATGTCATTGGTAAGAAGAGTCCCGAAGCGATATTAGAGGGTGAGCAAGAAATAACAGGAACGATAGAGAGACCATTATTCGCTAATGAAAGTGAGAATTACGTAGCAAGCATTAGTGGTTCTAATAAGCTTCTAACAGACCTTGCAGGTGTAACCACAGCTTCCATGATAGAGTGTAAGATGCGAGTGAGACCAAACGAATCATCCAGTCAGCTCAAGGGTTATATCCTTTCGGGTGTCAAGTTCCACGATTGGGGCATAGATTTCGCTGCTGGTGAGATGACAAAAGAGCATGCCGACTTCTCTGCGACTGATATAGAAGAAGAGTCGTAATCCTCTTAATTCTATTTATCTTTTATGAAGGAGAAGTGCTATGAGCAAGATTACATTAGAGGAATATTTAAAGAAACAACGAGAAACCGAAGAATTGTCATTGCCTTCGGGTTTAGTTGTAAAGATAAGGAAGAGATTGTCTCCCATTCGTCTCTTAAAGATACTCGGACGTTCAGGTGTAAGCTGGGAGGACTTGGGCACTAACCTCTCTATCGAACAATATCGCAGTTTTTGTGAGGAGGGCTTTAAGGAACTGTTGATAGAGCCGAAAGTCCCGGATGATATTTCACCCGATGACTTCACTACGGAAGACTTTACAGCCTTACATAAGCGATTAATGGAAGAATTCAGAGGCAGAATAGATAGTGAAGTTCAAGGCTTAGGAGAGAATGACTTAGAGAACAAGGATTTTACTACATCGTCAGAGTAATCGCAGAGACATGTCATGTCCGTCCTTCTGATATTCTTGACCCACTTGATGAGCTTTCCTATATTGATAAAATCAAACTTGATATTTCTGTATTGACAGCTCGAAGTAGAGAAGCAACTAAAACCTTACCTCCTCACGAAGCTATTGAGCTGCTTAAACGATTGAAAAAATAAATTGGAACGAATAGAAGTTGTATTAGAAGGAAGAGATAGAACCCAAAAGGCATTTGCGGAATTCCGCAAGAATGTGGAAACGTCAGTGGATGAGTTGAGGAAAGCGAAGGCAGAGATATTCGCATATAGCTCCAGCATAAAGAATGCTATTCAGTGGCAACAGATGTCCGCTAAAGAATATGTTAGAGCCACATCTCAACTCAGAAAGTATGATGATTATCTCAGGCGATTAACCACGCAAATCCCGAAGAGCCAGCAGCAGCAAGCAAGATGGGTTAAGACGGTTCGAGAAGGACTGCATCCCATCAGGCAATACATTAAGAATTACGAGGAGATAGCACCTCTTTTGGATAATGTTTCACGAAAGGCGTTAGACTTTAATAATGCTCTCATCCAGACAACGGGGTTTGTTAAGAAGGGCTCCGCTTACACCTTAACATTAGAAGGAAGGATTCGGCGATTAGCTCGTTCCTTTGCGGATATGAAGGGACCACTCTATACAGCAGGACGAGTGTTTAACCACTATCTACCTATCTTCTTCGTTGGAATATATGCATTTAGGAATCTCCAGCAACAGCTTGACCGTCTCACGAAGTCATTTGCTGATTTTGAGTCTCAATTAGTGGTGGTCGAAAGGACGACTGGTATGGCTTCTGAGACAGTCTCAAGGCTCGGTGGTGTGATGTTAGACCTCACAACCATAATGCCTGCGACTATCTCTGAGCTCGAAGAAGTAGCGATAACCGCAGGACGATTAGGAATAACTGGCGAAGCTAACATTATGAAGTTTACCGATGCAGTCATTAAGATGGCTAATGCGACTGTCCTTTCGGCAGACCAAGCTGCCAACTCTATGGCACGCATAGCAAAGGCGATGGGCATTCCTATCGAGAACGTTAATTATTTAGGCTCGATGATAGACCGTCTGGCTAATACCGCTGCTGCAAATGCTGAGCAAATAACAACTGCTATGAAAAGAGCTGCTGGAGCTTCTAAGGTTTTAGGTATTCCCGCAGAGGCTCTTGCTGCTATGGCTACAACGCTGATAGAAGCAGGTGATGAGGCTGCACGCACCGGGACACGTCTTTCAAGAGCTTTCACTTACGCCTCAATTAAGACTGCGGTAATGGCACGTCAGATGGGAATTTCAGTCTCTGAGCTCAGGAAACGCATGGAGGAGGATATGCTTGCAGTATGGTTAGACTATCTCAAGATGCTTAAAGAGACTCCTTCTAAAACAGAACGACTTGCTAAAGCACATGAAGTCTTCGGGATGATAGGTAGCAAAGCCATAATTAAGCTTGCTAATAACTACGATACTCTCGTGAAGCATATAGAGGATGCGCATGAGGACATGTTATATGGCATAACGTTGGAGCGAGAGTTTGCGAAAGCGCTGGATACCACTTCTGCTAAACTCCAGATATTGGATAATCAAATTGAAGCTACGAAAATACGATTAGGCGAGAAGTTAGCGCCAGTCACAATGGCAATGAAAGAGATAGTTCTCAAATTTTATGAAACTTTAGCTGGACCAGAACCCGGACACTATGGTGAAGTCATCACTCATCTTACAAACAATGTTGAGAGTCTTCTTAAAGGTCAAATGGATTTAATGGAGGGCACGGAGGAGTACCATTCTGTTTTGGCTGAAACTAATATGGGTTTACAGAAAGAAAGTGGATTTATATGGGCTGTTACAGAAGCAGTAAGTGAATTACGTCCGGGTATTGAATCAATTATACCTTCGTGGTTAGACTGGAATGAAGAACGTAGAAAAGGCAAAAAGCTGTGGGAAGATCTTATTTCGATTCAGGCTGATTCGGTAGCAGAATGGTTACGAGAAGCAGATGCTATAAGTGGTGGTGTAGCATCTCAGCTTTTCTTTAACGATGCAGTATATAGAGGAACTCGAGCATTAGCAAAGTATGGCGCAATAGCTACTCGTGCGAATGCGATTATAGGTTCTCTCACGAAGTCCCTCATAGAGAGTGGAGTAGCATCCAACAAACTCCAAGAGACGTGGGAGGAATTAGGAGATGCTCTTACAAAACGTCAGGCGCTCATAAGTTCTCTTGCAGAGCTTGAAAACCAGTGGGGTAATGTAACTGAAAGCATAAGCGATTTACAAAATGAATTAGGTGAAGTGATGGAAAAACAGTTAGGCACTATTGATGAGCTACTCTCTTCTCACGAGGATTTAGCTGAGACCTATTATAATTTAAACGATGCATTAGCCTACCTGAATGATACTTATCCTACGTTTGAAAAACTCACGAGAGGAACTCTTGCTGTCATTAATGATACAATTGTTCCAATTGAGCTTTTAGACAGGGGATTCGTTAAGCTCGGAGATGTCATACCGAAGAGGTATGCTGAACCACTTAGCAATTTAATAGGATTACACAAACGTCTAATAGAAAGCTATGAAACTCTGAGAAGTGTAGAATTACGATATGGAGCGGGCAGTGAAGAAGTTGCAGAGGCACGAGAACAGGTTAGAAAGGACTTCCAGAATTATGTGGAAGCTCTCGCTGATGCTTCTCCTTTAATTACCGAGCTTAATCATAAAGAATTGGAATGGGGACTCACAGAAAGCAAACGATATACTCAAATCAAGAAGCTGGCGATACTTTCTAAGGATGAGCTTGAGACTTACAAAAAAGAGATAGATGCTTCTGCTGATCTCAGGAACTCGTTTGACCGCTTAGCAGAGATTAGAGAAGAAATAAGGGAGTTAACTCAGGCGCAGCAGAGCGCTGAGCGAATGTGGATGAGCGCTTTAGAGGAAAGTGGTGATACTGTCAGTGCATTCAATGCGATTTTAACCAAACTGGGGATAACTGAAGAGAACGAGAGAGCGACTCTCACCAAGAGAGTAGAAGAAATAATAGCGGGCAATGAAAGTCAGGAGGAGCAGAATCGTCTCATAATTGATTACATCGCTGGTCTTTCAAAGGTTGGTGCAAAAGAAAAGGAATTGAGCGGATTACAAGCTGATATTAATCGTCTGAGAGCAGAAGCACAACGTTTATTGTTGGACAACTTAGACGCATTGATAGACATGGGATACATTTCCGGAAAGACTGCTGATGACTTGAGGCTACTCATTAATGCTGGAACGGATTTTCAGAGTATAACTGAAGAGGACAAGAAAGCCATCAAGGATATGGTTGCGGCTTATATGTGGATGGGAGCTTCCTCTGGAGACCTCAGAGGTTCTATGATAGAACTTGGTGAATCCATCAGGAATTTTGGTCTCACCCTCACGTATATTCCTGATGATGCTAAAACAGCTTTCGATGAAACCCAAGTTATAATCAGAGACATGATGGGCAATGTCGTTTTGGATACAAAGAAGCACATGGGTGATCTCGAGGATATCATTGGTGATATTCCCGAAGAAACACAAGAACAATTACGAAGAGCTGGAGCGGAATGGGAAAGTATATTTGGTAAGGGCAAAGTTCTCACAATTGCTTATTCAGCTCCAATAGAGGATGTCTTTAGGCATCAGTTGATAGAACTCGAGGAGATTAGCGAGAATACAAAAATGATGCGAGAGAGAGGTATTACTGCTAAGTCCATGCAGACTGGAGGAATAGTGAGAGAAACGGGACTATACACTCTACATGCAGGCGAGTTGGTTATTCCTCGTAAGGAGGTTGGAGTCTCTCATGTAATGAACATAAACATAGAACATGTAAGTCTCAGTCCTGAGTATTCTGCTGAGCGATTCCTCAAAGACTTAGAAGCATTTAGATTCTCTGCGACGATATGACGTATAGATTGAAATTCGGGAATTTAGAACTTGATTTAATACAGGAATGGTCTCCTGGAGTTGAACCACTAAACAAGACATACATTTTATATGATGGTAATACAGCGATAGCAACCTCAAATAAGATTAAGAGGCGACCTTCAGCTTCAGGATTATGCACCGAGACTGATATCACTACTCTTACCAGTGAGATAGGAAAGAAACAAACACTTTACATTAATTCAGGAGATGCGAACTGGGAATTCCAGAACGCATCTATTATAAATGTTAGCATTAATTATTATAAACACGCAAATGGCTCTAATTATTATAAGGTGCGATTAGAATTTGCATGTGAAGGTGGAGCATGACTGAAGTAGAACTTCTTGGAGAAATAGAAGCAGAGATAAAGGTGCATAGAGCCAATGGTGAAGTTGAAACTCATACCATGACGGATATGGATGAGACAATCCAACTCTATGTGTTATTGCGTAAAGCTGAATTGTTGAGGAAGGGTTATTTATTGTAATGATAGAAAGGAGGTAGATGATAACATGGCAGTTACGAGTAGTGCAATTACGAATACCGCAAGAATAAATATGGCAAAGGCTCTCATTAATCAGAACGAATCAAGTTATGACTATGTATGTATGGGCGTAGGGAATGGTAGCACATCAGCTCAAGTCACTGATACCTCATTAGCAGGCAACGAATCAAAATATGCTAATGTCAGCGGAGTGTATGAGGATGATTACAAAGCAAAGTGGGTGCACACATGGTATTATAATGACTTGCCTTCTCACACATTCAGAGAAGCAGGAATATTCAAGAACGAATCTGAACTGGAGATGCTTGGCAGGATAGTCTTTGACCCAATTACTCTCAACGAAAGCGATTATTTAGATATTACTATTAGAGTAAGATTCCCATAATGGCTTGGTGGAGCCCTTCTTGGCTTTATAAATGTCCGATAACTCTTACGAATAACAGTGGGAATGCGTTATCGGACTTCCAAGTGCTCATAGAGCTCACGCCATCCAATTTTCATTATGAACACTGTAAAGAAGACGGTGGAGATATTCGCTTTGTTAATGCCACAGAGGATACTGAGCTTCCCTATTGGATTGAAGAGTGGAATTATAACGGCACTTCCAAAATATGGGTAAAAGCAGATAGTATACCTGAAGGCTCGAATGTATGTCTTTATCTTTACTATGGAAATCCTTCCGCTTCAAGCGAAAGCAACAGAACAGCGGTCTTTGACTTCTTTGATGATTTTGGAGATAATGATATATCCGACTGGTCCACAAACATGTGGGGTTCTTCTAATAATGGGGACATTATAACAGACAACTACCAAATGAGGCTGAGAGTATACAGATGCTACAATGTTGAGGCATATCATGATATTGGAACTTACACTGCAACAACTCTCTCTTTTAGATTTGATTGGAAAACGAAAGCCGATAATTGGATGGAGAGTGTTGGATGGAGAGTGTTAGAAGATGGAGAAGAAGTTAGTAAAACGGTAATTGATGGAAGTAATCCTTCTGTGGGTAGAGGTACAACCAGAACAGGAAGTGTTGAAGCAATTGCTGATATAACTAATGGGGTAGTAACATTACTTTTTCAGATTCATCAATCAGGAGCTTGTTCCAATTCCGACCACGGGAATACTTATTTTTGGGTTGATAACATTCTCGTTCGTAAATACGCTGACCCAGAACCCACATTTGAATTAGGTTCGGAAGTGCGGGCTGAAACTCCCTCTTACACTTTTAACATTACTCCTCTTTTTGAAGCAGACTTAAAACATAACAATACATATATTACGGGAGCTACTCTTGAAAATACGATTCAGGCAGAAGCATGTATTGGAGCTTCTCACCAAGAGGAATTAAATGTTTCTCCATTAATTACTGACACTTCCTTTGGAATAGGAGGAGAACTTCTTTTAGCCTCAGAGGTGCTTACTTCTTTTAGCATACATTCCTCGTTTCTCGTTATTGATATTTCCCCAAGCATCGAGAGCATGTTAGGAGTGCATTTCATCGAGGAACTCTCTCAAACGTCAGAATTGATTGCTTCACCTCTCCTTACTGCGATAATAGGTGGAGTGGCTGCTGGTAATCTATTAAGCTATCGAGTTACACAGGAATGGGGAACCTATGATACAGCAGAAGTGCGTTTCAAAGGAATACCCAATTTTAGAGCGGGAGATTACGTCCAGATAGTCCAAGAGGATTATTATACAAAAAATAGTGTAAATATCTTCAAGGGCGTAGTAGTCTCTATGGATAAAACACACAAAAAGAACTTTGAAGAGACTATTGCAAAGGCAGCTTCTTTCGAGTGGTATCTCACTAAGCAATATTGTTTCTGGGACGAATACACGGAGCATGCGAGTCTCTCTTCCGATATCAATGCTAAGCGATACATTAAATATTGGTTGGGTGGAGGTTCGTTAGAGGTTGGAACAGAAGGAGTGCATTGGGACTTAATTACGGGTGTAAGACCTTTCATAATAGAAGAAGTTCCGAATTGGGCTGAAAAATATTGTAGGCATAGTGATTGTAGTTTCAACTTCTTCATACCCGGGGGCACAACAAAGTGGGATGCCATTATGCAGATATGTGATGCTTGTGATTTTGTATTTTACTGCACTTATTCAGGACCGTTTGCTAAACGTCATGCTTATTTCCGTCCGCGTGAGAGGATTGAAGAAGGATATTATCCGTTTGGCGAACAATTAACGATAGATGCAACCGATGAAAGCTTAGGTTTTAACAAGAGGCTACTTGAGATACGTTCAAGAGAAAGTCAATCCACACCTGATACAAAAGTCAATAGGGTAGCCTTAACTTGTAGAGACTTTCCAATTGTTTATAAAGAACATCCATTTGTTGGTAAAGCAGGTGGCTATAAACCAGTTGAGGTGCATCGTGGCATTGATTGGGCAAACATAGATTCTGTGGACCAACTCCAAGAGGTTTGTGATAATCTTTATGAATGGCTACGAAAGCCGAATACGGTTTATGAAGCTAAATTATTATCGTTGGTGGAGCTTGCTGATGGAACTCCTCTCCATACTGGATTCAAGATAAAAGTTGAGAATGTGGAAGGGCATCCTGAGGACGTGTATCGTATCACAAAAATTACTCACGAGAAGAAGGGAGAAGACCCTATTGCCATTACCACTCTTGAATACAGAGATGTGGACCTCATTCACTTCGGTAGTCCAAAACTAAATGAAATAGAAATAATTGCAGATGTTATTGAGAGTAGAGTAGAAAAGGGTCCGAGGATACCCGGACATCCATGTCCTAAAGACCCTCGTTCAGTTGTAATAGGGGACTTCGCACGTGTAGAACATGGAACAATAGTCGCCATTAATGAAAGTGAGAACACGGTTGATATACAGATAAACAGAACTGGTCAAATAGTAAGAGGTGTACCAATAACATGAGCATGATAGAGGTTGGGAAACCAGCAGTATTGTTTACTACGAGAGACAAGAAGTTCATTTCTGGTTTGAGCACGTCAGAAGTTCAAAACATCTATAATTATACCATTCAAGGAGTAGCTGGTGAAGGCGTATTCCCGTGGATATGTACTCTTTGGGATAGCAATTATCTCGTGGTAGGAATAGGTCGTATGTTCAGACTCATAAAGTATGGTTGGACTTCAAAGAGAAATATCTGGTTAGATGATAATGGCAATATGTGGTTTTTATCAGGAGAAAAAGACTTAATCACAATCGCCAAAGAGAACTGGAAAGAATACGAGAATTCACTCTGTTATGTAGCAAGTGGCGTAACTGATGATACCGGAGGCAGAATGCATTTAGGCAACGATATGTTATTCATAGTTGGGAATAAGAAAATTAGAGGTTGGAGCTGGGACAGAGAAACAGGTGCTACGGAACCAGAATGGGATTGGACTACTCTTAGTGGTACGCCTTATGACTTCCAGTGGCGAGAGAAATATGATGAATTAGTATGCGGTAATTACGAAGGGAATATAGTGACGTTGGTGGATGGTAGCACTGGAGAAATAAAAGCGACACGAGACATTGGTCATGCGAGTCAGCAAGTTGCGATAGATAAATACGGACGATACTGGTTCCAAGAATATCACGGAAAGAAAATCACGGTATGTGAACCAGAGGACTTAACTCTTGTTGATATAACTATAAATGGAGAGACTTATAATGGGACATTCTCGGTGCCATTCATTTCTGAAGCAAGGGGTATAGGCGAGAATAGTGAATTTGATATCATAATGACAGATTATAATGGGAACTATCCAGCATTCTTTTCTGCGAAAGACGATTATAGTAATATTATGCGGGTATCGTTAGGGAGTAAGACGTATAAAGCAGCACCTCTGGGCGATAAGAATTTCTGGTTCTTAACTTACATTGATGGCTATAAATGCTTTGTAATGAACCCAATCAATCAGGCTTTAACCGAGATTGCTCTTTACTCTTACAGACCTTATGGACAGGGAGACCCCGGGCTTGGACGTTATAAAACTTGGGGAAGAAGCTGGAAACCTGACGTCTCAGCAATATATGACTATTTGTATACACCACTTACTGAGGAAAGTTAATCAGTTGAGTTGGATTCCTCTTTATGTGTTTCTTATCCCACCTTTTACGCGCTCTTATCTTGTGCTTCCTATCCCCCTTTCTATTTGCTCTCATCGTATTGATGGATCAACTTCTTCCTTCTTTTCTTCTTTTGATTTCTTAGCTTGTTTTTGATACTCGTTCTTTATTTCATTCCAAAGGAGTTTCCCACCAATGATTGTCTTCTGGTGTTGAATGAGCTCCATGAAGAACTTATCGAGATACATCTTGAGTTTATTTACTATCTCGATGAACTCAGGTGCAGGAATCCACCCGTAGTCTGATTGGGATTCCTGTTTGATTTCCTCATATACTGAGTATATGCCCTTTAGATGCTCAACGACTGACTCAATGTAGTCTATATGATTCTTTAGCCACATCAAATATACGTCGTCTGCATAACTCATTACCTCTTCTTTTGCTCTTGGCATTTTATTCTCCTAACATTTACCTTTACGACCGCCTGTCTTTCGACCTGCGCCTCGTCTATTAGAAGTTTGTCCTCTCCCTTCTTTCTTACGACCTCGTCCATCACGAGGACCTATTCCTATCGGTCCATCCTCATGTGGCATATTCTTCTACCTCCTAACCAAATTATGAATATCCCAGTCATCCCACATTTTGGGTATCATATCTTCAGGCTTCCATTTACCCTGACCGTATTTCCCTTTATATTCCTTAAGGACATATCCAGTCTTGAAGAATGATATCTGTGCAATTCGCATACCGACGTGGAGGACAATAGTGATAGGCAGATGATTAGTGATTTCCATAGTCCATTTGTTAATGAAGCCGACGTCTCCAAACCCTGCGCATTTACAAACTGAGATGCCCATCCTACCAAGTGAGCTTCTCGCATTCATCTTGCTTGCGATATTATTTCTACCACCTATGACCTCCTGAGTGTGTGCAAGAATAGTCTCACCGGGATTAATCCAGATGACATTATCTGCTCGTCTGATATCCCAGTAGGAGGTAACGTCTTCCTTATTAAACGGATCGAGAAGCTGAGTCTGGGAAGTTCCTCTTGCGTAGTATTCCCCAAGTCTCACATCGTAGCTATTAGAATTGAGTTGTTCACGTCTGAATGGTTCTATAACTATATTTCCTCTCTTTATCTCCTCAAGAATTTCAGAGTCGGATAGCATGAAACCCTCCTTTAGTTATCTAATGCCATTAGAAGTGTAAGAGAGGATGCAATGCTTATGATTATTCCGAATACGAGATAAACCCAAAAGATAGTGCTCGTCAGCCAAGTCGTAGAGATGCACGTTAAGGCTAAAACCTTTGTAGTAGCAAACTTCATTAAGATAGCCTGAACTAACCAACCAACGAATGGAATCAAGCTCAAGAACAGTGTGAAGTCGCAAATGATACACAGCAACAGGATAGCCAGTGCACCTTTGATACCTCCATATACAAAGTAGCCCAACAGGGGGAATAGTGCCTTGAAGAGCAGAGTATAATAGTGCGAGTTAACTGAGACGTTTATATCCTTCTCCTCGTTCATTCTTCTTTTCCTTTAGTTATATTATTTATACGTATTATATTATCACTAATCTCT